CTTTTACCACCGGGGGAATATGCCCGGAATCCGAACTGGTATTAAGGCTAAAGCCAAGGTCCCAGATCGGTCCACCGTGGGATGAAGATTTTCTTCTTCATAAAACGTACTTTACCGCGGAGAAAAGTCTCATTTCTGAGACTCAATCCGAGATTAGTACGCAATAAGAAGTCGAGTCTCTTCAGCACGCTCCAAGAGAGTTTGAGATCGATTTCAAACCCTCTAACACTGCAGTCCTTGAGCCTTGCTAATAACAAAGCGTGGTCAAAGGAGTCGTACCCTATGGGTACACAGAGAAGAGTTTTAGGTTCATATCCTTCGATATGTTCCCGAGCTCGCGGAGGAGCAGCCAAATCGAAATTTTCGATGAAGCCGCCATCTCCGAATCCTTCGGAAGTGAAACACCTTTTGTAAGGTGGAACACGACTGAAGAGACCTAACCAGCAATGATAGAAGCGGCTGTCACACCCATAAATTAGGCGTGACACGCGACGAACATTGTTAGCGGCTAGGTATATCTCTGACTCACGTCTGACTACTTCTTTAAGATAGTAAGGTTTGCAGTCTAGACCGTTATAAAAGTGAGACCCACAGCTTTCTCTGAAATAACCTGAAGAGAACGATTTCTTCTTGTTAACAGTGAAGCCATAAATCTCGCAGATATCACGGAATAGATCGAAGGCCCTCACAGGGATAATAACATCATCCCCGTAAACGCTTACCTCCGTGCGATCAAGTTTCAGATAGTTTACTACTGAAACAGCGATAGCATAAAAGATAAGCGACTCAAGCTCAAAAGTGAATCCGTTTCCCATTGAGGAAAACTTATTCAATTTGACGAGAGTGCCATCGATGGAGCATGACGTTGATCTACAAAGATTCATCAGCGTTAGCCACCGAAGAGGTATTAAATTCTCAACGGTACTAATACTGATTGAATCACTAGCAGAAGAGAAATCCACAGTCGCTAGAGTGCCAGTTCTACTAGACACTTTCGCGAGCTGCTGGTTTTTCAACTGCGAGTCAAGATCAACTCCGAACCTTTGAAGTCTGCGACGAATCATTGCACCAATAGATTTTTGAAACCAGAGATTAATTCCTGGCTCAATAGCTATAGTGCGATCAGTCTTAGAATTCTTAG